GACTTCATCAAGATTGATTATATAGAGCAATTCTATAGCGATACTGACCATGCATATTTGATGGAAAAACTATTCGTATGATTTCGGGCATGTGATAGCCCTATCATTTTTTTAATAACTTTGCTATGAGGAGGAAATAAAAAGGAGTTAAAAGGACGATGAAAACCAAAATAAATCATATTTTCGGCAGTGTCGCTGAAAATGATTTACAGGTTTGTAAGCTTACATTAGATCTAGAAAATTCAACAGAACAAGAAGCACTAGAGTCAGGTTGGCTCATTGCAGACAGTAAGTGGTACACTTCTAGATCTGTTCGAATCAATGTTGATGCTTACAGAAAAACGCCTAAGATGTCTAAACAATACACGGTGTCTTATCAGGATAAACTAGATACAGCGGACGAAGTCAAATTAGTATATGCTAAGTTTATTAATAAGATGCAACTTAAAACGTTATACAAAATAGACAATGATTTAGAAAGGACGAGTTGGATATTAGTACGTAATGCATCAGGGAACCTAGTTGCATTTTCAAAGATGCTCAATTACGATACAGGACTAGAGACACAATTTACTGCTCTGGATTATTCAGACCCCAAGGCATCGATTGGAACTCGTCTAGTTTCATACGAAGTTGCTTTAGCTAAAAAGAAGAATTTGAAACATCTTTATATCGGATCTGGATACGGAGGGGGTGCTACATACAAAGCATCATTTAGCGGGTTCGAGTGGTGGACAGGAAGTTGTTGGTCTGCAGACATTGATAAATATATTCAGATATGTTTGAGAGACGAATCTATAAAGACATTGCAACAACTATCTGGATTAATGAATGAAACTGCCGAAAGTACATAGTTTTAAAGTGCATACAATGCTTACCGATCCTAAGTTCATTAAACGAATGGCAGGGTCGGTAAGTGTTATTAAAAAATATGATATTCCCTATGTTGCAGGATATTCAAAAGACGGCAAGCACGTATACATTGATAGACACGTAATACTTAAAATGAATGGCATCGACATTGCAAAGTATATCGTACTTCATGAGCATGTAGAAAAATCTCTTATGGATCTTTTTAATCTCAAATACCAACAAGCTCATCACATTGCGCTTTCAATAGAACATGCGTCTGTAATAGAAGATGGTGTAGATTGGGATGCCTATAGCAAACACATAGATAAGTATACAAAAAAGTTGAGTCATGAAGACCTAACACACTCTCCTCCTGATCTTGATTTGTCTCCGTATAAAGACGAAAAAGAATTGCCGATATTTCTAAGGAAACACAACAAACATGAGTTATCAAAATCTTCTAACAATTCGTAATGAAGATATTGATGGAGAAACAAACTGGACATGGGTCGCTACAGATACGGGAGCATGGGACGGCCCAAAGCACGACTGGATTCATTCTCATAAAGAAAAGTTTCTAAAATATCTTAGAAAGCACGATGTAGTAGTCACCGCAGGTGCCAATTGCGGAATGTACGCAAGGCTTTACGCAAAACTATTTAAAACAGTGTATGCCTTTGAACCCGATCCTTTAAACTTTCATTGCCTTGTCAATAACACACAGTTTGACAACGTGATTAAAATGCAGTGTGCATTAGGTTCTACAAACAAATTAATTACACTCAACAGAGCAAGTATGACAAACGTGGGATGCTATCAGATTGACGGATCTGCTTTTGTTACAAACCCTGTTATACCTATGATCACTATTGATTCATTAAATTTGGCCGGGTGTGATTTATTGCAATTAGACGTAGAACTATACGAATTAAATGTGTTGCATGGTGCGGTTGAAACCATCAAAAAGTATCAACCTGTTATTACAGCTGAAAATGGAATCTTGTGTAAGGATTTATTATTGCAATTAGGATATAAACAAATTGACCAGTCGGGTGCAGACATTATATATACTGCGTGGTAAATATATTTAATAGGAGATTATTATGTCCGATTGGAATACCTGTGATGTTTGTGAAGCAGAATATAAAGTGGTTACGGCGTTAAATAGCATACCGCTGTATTGTCCTTTGTGTGGTACTGAAGCTTCAGATGTTGAAGACTCTGACGATTGGAGCGACGAGTATTCAGAAGACGACGAGCGTCCAGTAGACGACGAATAATGTCTGACTTATCTCCATGGACATGGAGGGGTCATCCGTTTACAGAAAATGATGTTGGTAGTTGGTTTGGGTTCGTCTATGAGATAACAAATATCATCACCGGCAAGCGGTACATCGGGCGCAAGTATTTTTACTCTACAAATAGAGTCAAACAAAGGGGTAAGAAAAACAGGAAGATTGTACGCAAGCAATCTGACTGGCAAAAGTATTACGGTAGTTCAAAGACGCTTATTGCAGACATTGAACTACATGGTAAAGAGAACTTCAAAAGAGAGATACTATCATTGCACGAAGGTCGTGGTGATGTCAACTATCATGAGTTAAAAGAACAGATCGTAAGAGACGTTTTAAATGATGATACTTACTACAATGACAATATCTTCACTAGGTTCTTTAGAAAGAAAAACAAAACAAAGTCTGCGTTCAAAGAATGAAACGTTGTATTATACTCTTTTCATTGTTGCTTACTTCTTGTGCATCGATAAATATACATGAGATTGTAAATGGTGTTACGTTTTCTGATGGTAGTAGGTTAAAAATAACACCAGGATGTGATTTTTCACACTTTGACATTACTGCGCCGGTTACTACAGAATGGGTATTAGAAAACTGCAAACAGATTAATTTTTCTTACATTTTCAATCCAACCTTTTCTGCTGCCTGGTAAATACTATAAATAGTGGTATGAGCAGAATCCTGCTCCCACCCCGGAGATAAAATATGTCAATTCTTTCAGATATCGTTGCAGAAGCAATTACCCTCGAGCACAAACTATTGGCTGCCTTTGAGTCAAGCCCTGTTGGTAAGATGATTGAAGATGATTTCAAGGCTGCAATCAAAGAACTAGAATCAGTTGCCGCACATGACTTAATGCTTGCTGTTAAGACAATCGGCATCGCTATTCTAGAAACCTTGGCAACTAGTGGCGGAAACACATCTGCTGCCATTGCCGCGGGTATCGCTGCTGCTGGTCCTGCATTTAAGGCGGCAGAAGCTGATATTTCACAAAAGACAGTAACAACACTTGTTGGCACCGTTGTCAATCAGTTAGCAGTTGTTGCTAAATAACAAAGTAAATAGGAGATTATTATGGATAAAGTATTAGGTGCATTTAAGTCAAAGACAGTCTGGTTTGGATTGGGTCTTGCTGTTCTTTCATGGGCGCAAAATGCATTGGGTAGTTCAGGTCTTACACCAGATCAAATGGGTGTTGCTGGTACAGTTATTGGCGCAGCGATTATCTGGTTGCGTTCTGTAACTAGCGTACCACTCGAGCATAAGTAAGAAATCTACGCTTTTTAGTAGATTAAAAGCCTCCTTAACCGGGGGCTTTTTTATGGCCGATGCTAACTGCTTGATTTTAAAATGATTAAAGTTCTTGCATTTAATAGCCTCTTTTGTTATTATTAATACATGATGAATAACAAGGCAAAGCAAATGAAGAAGTACAAAGTACACCAGATTCAGATCTCAAACGAGATCCATGATGACGTTAACCGCTTAGGTCATGCAGGGGCTGCTAAGAAGTATCCAGCTTATGAGGCTCACATGGCTGTCAGTTTTCGCGGTAGCGAAAAATTCGAAACCCGCTTCTTAGAGCACTATGCTGTGGTAGCCGAGATCGATGCCGAGAACCTCGAGCAGGTGTTTGAGATCGGCAACATCTGGCCAGAAAAAGGCCTAACTCTAATTCGCCAGATGCATAGCATCTCGGTGGGTGACATTGTGGAACTGAAAGGTCAATACTTCATGGTTGATCAAATAGGCTTCACTTCCCTTAGCCCATTGTACGTAGAGCGAGTATAAGCACATGAGAATGTACCAGCTTAAACAAGCGCTAACAGAAGAGCTAATTCTCCTCTGTGAAGTGCGGGGTGAACTAGATGAGCTCAGCAATGAGCGTAATGAAAATAGAATTGCTCTTATTACCCAAAAACTGAAGGAACTCGAATGAGACATCCATACCATATGTCTAAGACGGGTGAAATTTATTTTAATTTAGAAAACTCCCGATATCTTATGTCTGAAACAGGCAATGGGGGAGACGCTAAATGGTCTGCTGTTAATATCAAAGATTTGAGCATTCTTGATGGTACGATTAATGATAATGCCCTTGAAGGCCTAGGCAAAAGTTGTAATGAAGCTTTTAAAAACTTGAGAAACTTGGAGTTAATATAATGGGTGTTTATCAATACACTATGCGAAAAGACGTCAAGGAAGTTGACAATATGAAAGTCGGTCGGTTCGCTTTTTCCTATAAACATGGGCGTGACTGGCAACCTGGCGGCGAAACTGGTATCTACCGAAACGGTAAGAACATCAGCAACCGCCTTGTGTTGCTAGCGGAAGCACATGCTAAAAAGGCCCGTGAGAAGTTGCCGGACATTGAGTATGTTGTGATTGCTGATTCCTTTAAGGATGCCGCACGCTACGAACTGCCAGTATATGTTGTTCCACAGGACATGTACCAGTTCACAGAAGAACTTTATGATGCTCCAGTGGGCTTTCTTATTTTAAAAGATAAGAAGTTTTCCTTCAGACCGATAACTGCTTGATTCTAGGTTGAATTTAGTTCTTGCAATTAAATCACTATTTTGTTATTATTAATAAATGATGAATAACATGGAAATAAAGATGTTGGAAAGAATGACAGATGCCTTCGAGGATAATCTTGGGGCGATTCTGATTGGTGTGATTATTGGTATGATTTTTATGGGACTAATATCATGAATAATAAGCAAATAGTTGCCATGGGTATCCAGGGCTATTCTATGTCGCAGATTGCGGATCTTTGCAATGCGGCAGTAGAAGAAGTCGAGGAGGTTTGCTTCTCTGATCCGGACTACTTGTCGATTGAGTTTGGGTTCTATTCTGACGAACTAGTTAAGGAAGCAGCGTAATGAGTTACATGAGCAAGTTGGATCTCGAGATTCGAGACGCAGTAGAGGCCGGCGTGTCACCTATAGACGTAGTGCGCCAGTATGGCCAGTTGTTTGGCACCGATCAGGTCTATGCCATCATTGAGGAGTACGAAGGTGACTCTGAAGATGACGGGCAGCCTTCAGAAGCCCAGGAGTGGCATGACTTTGATCCGGACTGCTAAGATGCATAAGAACTACCGCCGTAAGAATCCGGTCGCTAAGGCGCTGTCTAACCCTGTCTGCCGCCCTAAAGTGGAAGCAGATAGGACCAAGTACCGCCGAGAAAAGCTGAGCGCTAGAGACTGTTTTGCTTAGTAGAACAGATACGATTCTTCGATGGGCAGGCACTGTAGCGCTGCTCTCAGCAACCCTCAGCAGATCCTTAGCGCTGAGTCACATAGCGGATATAACGCTGTCTCTGACTGGATGTTTGCTATGGGCTGTCGCCGCTATACGCCTCAGAGACCGAGCGCTGCTGACTATAAACGGTATCAGTGCTTTGATGCTAACTTACGGATTAATAAGCAGTTTTCTAACTCATTGATTCTAGGTTGAATTTAGTTGTTGCAATTAAATCGCTATTTTGTTATTATTAATAAATGATGAATAACATGGAAAAGCAGATGAAGACTATCAAAGTTAGCGAAGCAGAATATCAGATGATTCTGGATGCTCGTGAGGCTCGTGAGGCTGAGCGCTTGTACGATAACGAGACTGGTTGGAAACACCGTGAGCAGAGGTCGATTGACCAATGCGGTGATGATTATTCTGATTACACTGGGGAATAAGATGGGTGATGAAGCAACACACTACACTTTTCGTGTAGGTAATATTGTAGAGAATATCTACACCCATGACAGAACCCGGGCAATGATGACTGCGAACAGAAGTTTAGCACAGTATATTACTACACCCGGCACTTGGATGGACTCTACCAGCGAGAATGAGTTCTATTGGGCAAATGGAAATTTCTGGGATTAATATCATGATGAAAGCAGGCACATATTATGTAGGCGATCTTTGCTACGTTATGAAGGATCGATGGGACGAGTTTTGTAAAATCACTATTGTAGAAAATGATTGTTTAGAAGGTGAGTTTCAGTTACTAGACGGAATCAAGTTTGCCTCATATAGCACTCGCCATGGTGATGGGCTTTATAGAGATAAAGAAGGACGCCAATATCCTGTAGACGCAGGTCTTATTGGGTGTATTCGAGTAGAAGATATCTCCCTTCCATTCTGGCAGGAGAATCGTGGCGATGTGTCTTGTGGAAATGTGATTGAGTTTCCTCATGACTTTAGCACAGAATCTTTTCAGGGAAGAATGCACTTTGGACATGTGTACATTGATACCGCAGAAGAATTCTATGAAGAAGAAGAGGAAGATTTTGATTATTAATATAAATATATTTTTTAACTTGGGGTGTGTGTTATGAAAAGTTTAGAAAAAATTTTATTTGAAGTTGGGTTAAAAGTAGATACTTCATTATCTCCTATACCTTGGTCAAAATCTGAAACGTTGCCTGTTGGTAAGTTGCCCACAGGCTTTCAAAGAATGGCCGCTGATACCAAAAACCATAATGCGTTTAAACGTGGTGGAAAACCAAAGAACGAAACGGTTACACCAGAACAGAAAGAAGCTGTCAGGAATTATACAATACAACCTTCGTCACTTAATGACGAAGAAAAACAACATATTGACAATTATTTACGTGCAAATCCTACACAGCATGAAGGACATGTATATCGTGGGTTTCACAGCCCCCACCAGCTTTTTTTAGATGCAGACAAAAAAGCAGGACATCCTGTTGAATATGTTGATATCCAACACCCAAATCATATGTCAAGCTCACCTAATATAAATGCTGCTGCTAATTTTGGAGAGATGACTGAACCTGGCGACGATTATTACAAATATTTGCCAAAGAACGTTCAAAATAAAAAGGGTATTCCAGATGCTCGGTATCCAGATGATAGATCTAAAGACAGGCCATATTATGAAGGAATCCATCATCTTTTAAGACTAAAAGTCCCTCAAGGTTCGCCTGGACATTATATTGATCAACATTCTGAATTTCATTCAGACGATCCATATCAAAATATGCATAGACAGAGTACTGAAGATGAAGTTTTGTTTCCTCGAGGAACAACTGTTAGAATTCACAGAACTCCAACTTTCCATTCGACCACACCCGGGTTTGGATCCATGCAAAGGAATCATGGACATGTGACTTGGCATGGAGAAGTTTTACCTTATAATAAGGAAGAAAAAAATGGTTGACATTTAATTAGAAATCATTATAATAGTGTATGTTGAATGAATTTTGTTTTGGAAAGTAAGAGGTTTATATTATGGCTCATGAATTAGAATTTGTAAATGGCGTTGCTCAGATGGCATACGTTGGCGATACCCCTTGGCATGGCTTGGGCAAGAAGGTCCTTCCAGATCTGACTCCTGCTCAAATGCTTGTTGAGGCGGGTCTTGATTGGAAAGTGAAGAAGGTTCCGCTTTACGCCGAAGTTGGCAAGAAGCGTATCAAGTCGGGTGCTGAGGCTCTCATTCGAACATCAGACGACAAGGTGCTCACCATTGTCACTGACTCCTGGCAGCCTTGTCAGAATGAAGATGCGTTTAAGTTCTTTAATGACTTCACGGCAGCTGGTGACATGGAAATGCATACCGCCGGCTCGCTGATGGAAGGTAAACACGTCTGGGCACTTGCCAAGATCAAGGACTCCTTCGAGTTGTTTGGCGGCGACAAGGTTGATGGGTACTTGCTATTCAGCAATCCTCACCAGTTTGGTAAGAGCATTGATATTCGCTTTACACCCATTCGTGTTGTCTGTAATAACACGCTGACGCTTTCGCTCAGCAGCAAGAACGACAAGATGGTTCGTGTCAATCACCGCCGAGCTTTTGATGGTGACGCTGTAAAGCAGACACTGGGTATTGCCAGCGACAA